CTGGAGTTTTGTAGAATCTCTGATATCTTTCTTCTTCCATAAATAACCCCAATTGCGCTTGATGAGCGCTATAATAAGTACATTACGTGATAGGCAGCAGCTTCATCGCTGCTGTCCGTCAAAGTCCCTCAAACATTTCATTTGTGCGTTTGTAACGCGTCTATCCAACTTCGACACATGGATAGTCACTGGCTTATGACCGCGAGTTGATCTCGCGTACACCACTTGGTAGAATTTAATTCACCACCTGGAACCAGTTATATTTGTCGGCCCTTCAGTGGGCTGACAGTCGACCTTGTTAATTAGAGCTGATCTCTTTTAACTTGTGCTTTTGCTTTTAGGAAATCCTCTTACCATCATTCTGTGCGCAGCCCGTTCAGTTTGACTTTTTAGGACCCTCATGGAAAGTACAACCTACAACCGTAGACTGGGTGGCTCCCGATACCAGCCGAACGACGAGATGTCATCTGACATCCCAGTAGACTCCGAAAGGATTACTGACGCTCCTGCCGTTGCAGCAGGCTCACCTCTTTCGTCTCGCCTCTTCACACCGCTCGTTGAGAGCATCGTGAATGACTCGCTCAGACCATTGCATTTGTCCCTCTATCTCCAGGAAGCTCGCCGCTTCGCTGATGAATCAGGAATAGACTCTTTACAGATTGTTTCTGATTTTGCCTCGTATCATCCGGATGATGACTCCGAAAGGATATCATCCATTAACCATTCATTTCGTGCGTTTCGTGCTGATAAGTCCCGCAAGACTTACACCAGTACGAAGCGTGCTCGACGCAAGAACGATCAAGTTGGTCGCCATGCTCAAAAGCTTTCAGAGTTTTCTGAAGTTTATGAGTTTGGTCACCATCTTGACCTTTCCCGTCCCGCCGATGCTGAAAAGTATCTTGCGTTTCTCGATTGCTGGATGGACGACCTTGTCTATCCAACCAAGTACGAGAAATGTAAGGATTTTGTTGAATGTTGGCTTGCGAATAAGCCCCATCGCTTACATTCGCTCCGCATTCTTGCAAATTCCGGCAATAAGGTTGCCTGGATTTTCCTTCGCCTTCACTCGAACCTTCTCACTGAGAAGCAGTTCGTGAAGCGCCATCCACAACCTGCCCACATCGAAAAACAAGGATTCTTACTAGACGTCCTTGGTCTTCTTGGCAGTGCCGCCATTGGCACTGTCAAGGAGATGGCCACGGCATACGTGCCGTCTGCTCATCTAGTTAACACATACACAACCCTCAATCGCGTTGCCACAGCAGTTGGCGACGCCATTCGAGATGTCCTCGCATGGATCAAGGAAAAGATTGACGCTTTCACTAAGCTCATTCAAGATAACAAGACCATCGCAACAGCCCTTCTGTCTGCAATTGTCTTGTCTCTTGCTCTTTTCCTTGGATACCTCTACGCTCGTCATGCCTTCCCCACCAAGGCTGATGAGATTCGAGATGCGGTCCTTATTCACTATTCCCTGCCTGAAAAGCAGGGATTTGGTGACTTTGGACCAGGATACGATTTTCTCGATTGGACCCGACAGTATGCCTTCAATGCGCCTCAACGCGCATTCTGGCAATCTGTTGGGGTTCTTCCCAAGCTTAAGTCGTATGCCGAAGCAATTCGGTATTTCGTCGAGAACGCCCGTGATTTGTACGACTCCGCAGTTGAAGCAATCACTGGCGTTCCTCGCCCCCGCACCGCTCTTGAACGAGAAGTTGTCGCATTTGACGCCCGTGTCCGCGCTGTGAAAGCAGTTGTGGACAAAGGCGTCAGCGATGAGATTCTCGTTCTCGCGGATGAGATAGATTCATTTCCTATCACCCGCGATCACCTTACCTCACTTGGTGCGAAGGCCGTCACCGCCATCAGACCCTTCGTTTCCAGCATCCTTATGCATGCTCGCATGGAAGCTGAGAAATGCTGTCGTGGACTCGAAAGAGTTCGCATTGCTGCTGAAACCAGACCGCTCACGGTCTGGCTCAGCATGTACGGCGGGCAAGGTACTCGAAAGACTACCTTGCTCATGGAGTTGATGGATGCAACACACGCGTACCTCATAGCCCAGAAGGCATCCTTTGTGCAGAATCCGTTCCAGTCCACTGATTACTACACATGGGATCCGGTCGAGGAGTATTGGGACACCTATTCAGGTCAGTTCTATACTATCCTCGATGACTT